CGATCTGCTCCAGGTCTATCAGAGTATAAAATTCCTCCAACGAACATAGTATCAGATACTGCATTAATTAATTTTCTAGGCTCTCGTTCTAATTCAGCTTTTAATCTATCATTTATTCTTTGGAGGCCAGCATTATCTTTGATTAATTTATCTCGCGCTCCAGCTAATGTAGTATTATTTGATTGCAATGCAGAAATTTGATTTTCTAAAAATATTGCAGGTGAATTAGAAACTGGTTTTATAAAATCTTGAAATTCAATGTCAATTATTTGATTGAATTTATCTTGTGTTGATTTTGTAGTATATAAGCTAATTAACGATCTAGAATAAGTTAAATCTTTATTAACGTCAATGATAGTCGTACCTTTTGAATTTGTTTCATATGGTTTATCAGTTGCCGAAACTACTTTTTTCGGATCAGTATTTATAAAAGCATATTCATGTAAAGTGTATATTGCCATTGAATTATTTAATTATTTTAAAAGTAAAATCGCTAGAATCAAAATATTCGGTTATATCACTGAACTCTGCTTTAATTTCAAATTTATAATATCTTTCCGCGTATAACATAGTAGTGTATATATCAAAATAGCTTCCGTTAGTATTAGTATTAATTTTTGTAAATTGACTAAACGGAATAATTATTTCATCATTATGAGCATCTTTAATTTGATAAAATGAATTTGCTGGTAAAGCTTTCATTGTAGCAAACGTTGAATTTTGTCCAAATGCTGGTCTAGGATATTTTACCCGAGCTGCTAGCAAAATCCTAGCTTTTTTATTTTTTAAAAATTCACCTTTAAATGATCGTACATACACAATAGGATTGTCTTCATACGTTATTACAGACATTGAGCCTGTGTCGTAAGTTATAGAACCAGTCCAATTAATAAATAATTGTGGCTCAAATACAGTATGTGTATCTGAAGAATAAATTTGAATGTTTGTTGTTGGATAATTACTAGCTGTTATTTGATTGTGATTAAATGCAATTATAAATCCATTGTTAGTAAACGCTCCGGAATGCCAATTTTTAACGATCGCGGTTACATCTAATTTAATAGTATCTTCAGTTTTAAAATTAAATGATTGACTTGCAATAGATGATGTATACCAAACTCCACCTCCGGCAGATCCAGTATTAAATACTAATGGAGTGCTAGGGCTTAATGAAGCACTCCATGAAATAGATCCGGTACCAGAAGTAGAATACCAAGTAGCTCCGTCTGTAATTGCAGTGTTTAATATTGTATTTGATGGATAATTAAAATATCCAGAGCCGTTTGACCAAGCTGCTGCAAGTGCTTTTGCTTCTATAGTATATGATTTTGGCAATGCAGATTCTTGTACGGTATATAAGTTTAAACTAGCAGATATACTATTAATAGGAATATTATTATCAGATAAAATAGATGCTAGCGAAGTTAAATCAAATTTAATTAAAATTCTAGATTCATATAAATCGCTTGTTGATGAGTCTCCGGCTTTTTCAAGCTCTAGAATGGAATCCAATCCAGTATTTCTATATGGATCTATTTCGTATATTGTAGTGTCTTGTAATGCGGGTACTGACCAAATCATGATTTATATTTTGTATTTTTATAATGAAACTACTTTTCCAATAATATCAGTGTTTAAATATTTTATTTCAAAACAGCTAGCGTCTAATGAAGGATAAATTATTCCTGCTTTTGTAGCTGCTGCAATATCATATACATTTCCAGAATATCCATAATCTGTATCGTATAAATTAACGATATTAACTGAAGTCACAGATTGAACTCCTTCTACTCGATCTAAATCTGTATAAAGTTTTGAAAGTGCAATTGGTTGATTGATTTGCCAAAGATTAATATTAAATATTGATTTTAATTTATCAATACATTTAATTAACACTTCATTAGAATTATATTCAGGTAATGTAATAATTTCAAATTTAACACCTATGTTAATTATATACGCATTTTTTATATTAATAGCGTCTGTTAACATTCGATATTGATTTAAATACGTCTTTAAATTTTCTTTAACTGCTGGATTGATTGCAATTAAATTGCCAACTGAATTTTGGCCCAATGTATACAAATTAATTGCCAATGGATTAAAAATCATTTCCTGACCATTATCTGGGTTCTGCTGTTGATCTTGAATTACATACGCTTTTGCTACAGATCCAAATTTTGCCGGCATTGAATAACATCTAATAATATAATCTTGAGCGGTTACATTTCTTTGTTGTGATGCAAAACTTGCCAGGGCATTTTGTCGAATTTCTTCAAGCGATTCTTCTGACTTTCCTCCAGATGCTGGCTCTGTATTAGTTACTGCAACAGAAGCTTTGATTCGATTTAAAAGTATTGTATCTAAATTTTGTGAATCAATATAATAATCAATACCGGTAATAGTTCTTAATGAATTTGCTGGAACGTTTGATTCAATTCCGCCACCGGTGGTGTATTTAACTGTTAATGTTGTATTTGAAGGCGCTAATCCATATGCCTTTGTATACATAAAATTTGATGGGTCAATTGGAAAATCAAATTGAATTTGAAGTCCGTTTAAATTAGACCCTACAGATGTTGGATTTGGAATAATTTCTTCGTCACTTTGATCGGAAATTCCGGGCCCAAATTGAATTTCTAAAGATTTGTCTGATCTAAATTTTGTAATAAATCTACGAGCAGTCTTTTTCAATTTTAAAAGATATGGAACTTCGGTATATTGAGATAATTCAGGATCATTTTGTACTGTATTTGAAACCGTTTCAAATAATGTATCTTGAGCTAAATACGGAACTTCGTTCCATAAATTATTATCTGAGTCTGTAATAGAAACTACTTCTATACAATCAGTATTGTTTATTAATATTTTATCAAAGCGTTTAGCAGCTCCAAAACCAAATGTTTCTGTTTGAATTAATCCAGCAATAACTTTTACTGATTTTTTAAGAAGATAAAATTCCGGAAGATTAGTAGTGTCGTCTACTTGATATATAGTAATTTCCGTTGGATCAAAACTACTAGAGACTTTAAAATTAACTAAATTAACTGATCGAAATTCAACGGTAGTATTTAATGCCTGCACTGACATTCCTTCTTTTATAGTAAGCGCATAGTTAAAATCAGGTGCTTTTCCTGTGGGTGTAGTTACTGCAGGTAGCAACTGAAATACATCTATTACTGCAGTTGCAGGTATTTTATTTTTTTGTTTATATCCAACGGTAGCAGCTAAATCTAATACATTAGATCGATTACTAGCGTGTGATAAAAACGATTCTTTTAATTGAGAGTCTGTATAGTATGACAATACATCTCCAACATATGCAGACATTTCTAACATCATCATACCCGGAGACGATTCATTAAAATCGTTGTACGTGTTAGGAAAATAGTTGCGTGTAAATTCTATAAGATTCGATCGAAATTGATTGAAATCTTTATTAAGATATCGTATGTCTTTGTTACTTTGTGGCATAATATTTATACTGATTCAACTGAGTCTGTCGTTACTAAAAATGTTATTGGTGTTTCTGAAGCTCGGCCATTAATAGCTATCAACATACTAATAGTAGCTCCATGTTCTTCTCTATCATTATCACTTACTGCAATTACTGTTTCTATGTTTAATTTTGTTATAGTAATGTATGGCAACCAAAATGCAACAGCTTGTAATATCGAGTTCTCTAAAGACTCTTTTAATAAAGAATCATTTTGTTCAAACAAAGAATCTTGAAGTTTAGTTCCGAACAACGGTTCCATAATTCGTTCACCTTGTCTAGTTAATATTAAATTTTTTAAATTTGAAATTACTTGTTCTTCTGTTGAATATGATAAATCAAATAAATTGCCGTTTGGTCCAATTAAAGGAAGTTTTATTCCGACAGCTACGTCGGGATTCAAATTACTTAAATTAAATCTTTGTTCGTAAGCCATTATTTATTTTTTTTTCTATCAATAGCTTTCATTAATGCTGAATAATCTTTTGTTAATGCTGATACTACAGCAGCGCCGGCTTCTGTTTCTGCTAGCTTTTCCATATCAATTCTTCGTCCATCTATATCTGTTACTGGCATAGCTAATTTTGAATTTATTGCGCTTGTTTTCATTGTAGGCCATTCAGATTGATCATTGTAATTTATTTCTTCGTTTAAATATGCTAATGAACCATTACCATTAAATCCTTGAGTTTCATTTAAAAGACTATTTAACGTTGTATTTTTAGAAAAAGCGCGAGGTGCTGCCGGTGGTTTAATTGTATTAGAATATTTCATAGTAGGTTTTGCAATAATTGGGTTTTTTACTATTGTAGATTCTGATAACGTAAATTTATTCAATTCTGTACGAACTGCGGATTGAACTTCTTCTCGAATAACTTTGCGAATTGTTTGTATAAACTCTTTTGAATTCATGATTATCCTTTTTAATAAATATCTTTTTAATTTATTTTTAATGTTTTATTACAATATTGTTAATG